CCAAGTTCACACCGGCTCGCTTCAGCCATAGCTCTCTGAGCCATGGCAGAAGACTTATGGAGCCGGTCATACAGACTCTTTACCGCCCAAGGGATCCCCCTGAGTGGCTCGAGACCCCGCCTCCTCTCGCTAACCATCGAAGAGACTAGAAGTGGAATACACTTATAGTTATCAACAACGGCAGAGATGGGGAAGGGAGTCACCTCCAGACCCTTGTGGAAGTAACGTTTCGCAAACTCGAATGTCGTTTGGGACACGAGAGTTTTTTGAACAGAAACTTCGACACCAAGGGAATGGAGCCGAGCCTGGTACGCATAGGCCAGATCTGGGTCTCCGATCAGAACATCGTCACCTAGGACGACGTAATGGGCGGTCCTCCAGTTAATCCCAAGCTCCTTGCAGCAATCGTAAATCACATAGTGGTGAGCGACTGCGAATGAGGCTCAGGATGAGTAAGCCCCCATGGGATTACCAACAGCATAGGAAACAGGCCCACTCTCAGTAGAGAATGGGTACCCAACCATGATGTTGGACCAATGGGAAACTCACTCCTGGGTGAAAGCTCCTTCAAGGACCCGGCGGATAAATTCAACCGGGAACCTGTCAGTAGCGTTCTTAAGATCGATGGAGAAATACTCCACCGAATCCCATAGGCGCACCTTATCAAGGAAAGATCCTTGGTCAAACGTCACGTCTTGCGGAATCCTCCGGAGGACTGAGAACAGGAAGAGATGCACCGGAAGGAGCACAGTCTGAGACCAATAGTCCAGAATGGCAACCGTCCGGGGTTTCTCCCTGTCCGCAATCCCAACCAGCCTACGGAACCTCCCCCCCTTAATAGGGAAGAAGTCTGAAAGCTGGGGAAGAAACCGCCTGAGAAGATCCATATTGCTACGGATCGTCTCGCCTCCAAGGAACCCGATGGAGGAGATGAGGGACTCAGGAAGAGCCCCGAGGTCTGCTAGTGCAGACCACATCGCCGGACCATTCGGGCCCGCCTTGGTGGAAAGGTGATATTTGCTTCATGAGGAACGCTGAAAATCCTTGATACTTGTAGGGCGACCAAACCCTAGATGAGACCAGAATCCCTTGATATCTTTTGCCCAACCCGGATACTCGCCCCATGAGGCGGGCATCTTAATCGGGAGGGTATCAAGGGCTTTCGGGTAAATCAGGGACCTCGTCGTAATTAGAGCTGTTAGAACAAGCCTGACGACATTGCGCCAGTGTTCAGTTTTCAGGTCCGTTCCGACCGAGTGTACGCCAAAGTATCTTCGGAGCTTTCGTCTCTCTCGTTTCGCTTCCGGAGAGGACTCAGGGACAGCAATCCATTGAAGGAATACTGCCCGGGCCCCTTTCACGAATGGGACCACAGATGTGACCCCACGAGCGAAAAGGACTCTACGAGTCCTCTCTAGGAAGTATGCAAGGTGTCGGCTTAGCCCACCAGAAGAAGGAGTAAAGTACTCCATCCGTACTCAGTCTACAATGTTGCAGATGAGTTCCCAACGACGGACGAGCATAAGCTGTTTGGCGAGAGCCTTACTGTTTTGTGTTCTCCGTTTACGGTAGTTCATTAGCACTTGTAGGTGCGTGAGCACTAGGTAAATGGCCCGTTAAGGACCTCCACCCACCCGGGTGGAATCTAGAGCTCCGGGATCCAGCCCAGACCTCGACTACGAGTGTAGCAAGCTCTAGTCCCCCCAGAGAGAACCTCTGATGTGGTAGAGGAATGCCATCAAACCGAGGACCTACGCGCCTAGCCCCAGCTCACAAAAGTGTACCCGGGAGACGACAGTGCTTAATCCCTTTGAATGAGGGCAAACTCTACCACTACAGAGGCCCATACAAGGAAAGTGGATGGGGTTGCTAGCTAAGCAACCCAAGGTTACCGGACTGGCCCGGGCCGTTACCCCGGAGGCCCCCTTTAACGGGGGCCCACTCAGTCAGATAAAGAACCTTAGAGTGTCAC